GGTTCAACTGTGAAAGTTACATGGGACGACGGCGGTATCTATCGCAGCCAATTTTCTGCCAGCATTTCTAACGTCCAATTTACTTACGGCATACCGTACGTTGGCTCTACGGGCAACGCCGATTATCTCATAATTAGTCTCGAAGGCTATTTAGCGCGCTGCGGTAGAAGTAGCGGCGAAAATTACGCTATGGCAGCAGACACCATTTCGGCGCAAACTACAGCGGCAACCACGGCCAGCGGGCTTACTATCAACTATTCAAGCAGCGGCACGGGGCCAGCCATGGCAGCAACAACAGTGAGCGGCACTTGGGGAGACTGGATTAACAGTGCTTGTATAACAACCAATGGCCGTATGCGCGAGGCGTTTAACGGCGTTTCGTTGTTTTCCCCATTTGGTGCACAAGTAGCAAACATCAACTTTAGCGACACCACAAACAACGCAAGTTTTCAAGTGTACGACAACATTGAATTTGCTAGTTACGCCGACAACTTTTATAGCCAAGTCACTGTAGACCCCGAATCTTTTGCAGCTCAGACCGTACAAACAGGCGTTAAGCCGTTTCGCACGTACACGGTCAACACACTTAACGCGTCTACAGGACAAGCCACCGACTACGCCAATTATTTGCTAAATAACTTTACGGCCGCGCCATTGGCTATTTCGTCTTTTTCCTGTTTAGCCAACGCTCAGAACTCTTTCAAGCTCTGGAACCTATCCACTGGCGCCGGGTCTCTAGAAATTGGCACTTGTGTTGGCGCGCAAGTAAGCGTGGCTTTCCGTGGCACTACCTACCAGTGCATTATTGAAGGCGCAGCGTTTAGCGCGGTACCCGGCGAGGCTCGATACACCTACTACGTATCACCGTTAGACCAAAACGCTTACCTAATCCTAAATAGTGCCACTTTTGGCACACTCGATTTTAATAGACTGGGGTACTAATGGCTATAAAAACATTCACTACTGGCGAACTGCTGACCGCTTCAGACACAAACACTTACCTAGCAAACAGCGGACTTGTGTACATAACAGAAGGAACTAACACGGCAAACCTTAGTTTTAACAATTGCTTTAGTAGCTCGTTCTTGAACTATCGAGTAGTGGGACAAATTACCGCTAGTCAATTTACTAACAGAATTGGTTACCGCTACCGAGTAAGCGGTGGCGATATTTCCTCACCAGCTGTATATCAATGGGCGTTTATTAATAACTTTTTGTCGGGCGGTACACCCGGGCAAAGCGCGCAAGGAATACAAAACACAAGCATTGCTTATATTGGCTATAAGAGTTCTACCGCTAACCATTCCACTAGTTTCGTTATTGACTTTTTTAACCCGTTTTCAACTACAGGTTGGAAAACTGCTACGCATCAATCAACTAACGCAAACGCAGCGATTGACGTAGCGCAAGGCGGTTCAACGTATCAAGCGACAACCTCTTACGACGGTTTTAGTCTTATTTCGGAAAGCGGAACTATGACAATTTCAGCAAAAATCTACGGTTACAGGCAGGCATAAATGGAAAAGCAAACACGCAAAGTCATCGACGCTATTACAGGCGAAGAATGGGAAGAAGAAGAAATCGCAGAAGAAGCACCAGAGGTAAGCGATGTGGTGGCGGGTTAGTTTTGTGGCGCTTTTGTTTGCGTCAATTCTTGTAGCGTGCGGAGACCGTGAGCGCGTTAACTGCCCGCGCACAAAAAACAAAGCCTTGCGCGCCGAAACGTCTATAACCGTTGACACTGCCAGCCTTGGCAATACTCGAATACTGGCAGACAAATGCCTATAATCCCGCCGCCACGCCGCGAACAACGCATGACAAACGAAGAAATCAAAGCCCGGCTAATTTTTGTCGTTGGTTGCGCGTTGTCATTCACATTTGTTTTTGCGACATGCTTCCTTTTATACAATCTTGCATTTGTAACCCAGCCGCTTGAAGTAAGCGATAATGACAAGTCGGCGTGGGCCACATTGCAACCATTGTTGCTATTCCTTACCGGCTCACTCGCTGGCCTACTCAGCGCCAACGGGCTAAAAGACAAACCGAAAGACAAAAACAATGAATAACGACGACAAAAAAGGCCTACTAAAAATTGTGCGCGAAGCAGCTGCAAAACTCTTAACGCGCATAGCCGACATGATTAGCCGGCCATGAACTACACCGGCACCACCGACGGCGCAGCATTAGGCAAACGTGCCGGCACAGAAAAGTTTGTGGACATCATTAAGAAAAAAGGTTTCACAAACCTTGGCACTTGGGCTGTACGTAACATGCGCGGCTCAGACCGCCTCTCAGTACACGCCACAGGCCGTGCAGCCGACATTGGTTACAAAGACAAAGCCACAGCCGCATTGTGGGCTAACTGGCTTGTAGCCAACTACGAGACTCTCGGCATTGAAGAAGTGCACGACTACGCCGGCACCACAAAAAAAGGCACCGAGAAATGGGGCCGCGGCTGGCGTTGTAACCGTGACGGTAAACCCGGTTGGAAAGACTGGACAGAAACCGCAAACGGTGGCTCTGGTGGTGGTTTGTGGTTACACGTCGAGTTAACACCCGCCATGGCCGATGACCCACAAGCGTTTGTAGCAGCATGGAAAAGCATTACGCCACCAACACCGCCCGCTAAAACCGTTACACCATAAGGCTTTTAGCGCAAAGGCGCGCAAAGTCTCAATAACACCATTAAGGTTTTTACCTATCCCGACGAAAGGCAGAAACGATGAAACAACTACTTGGCGTACTCGCCACAGCTGCACTACTCATGCCGGCCACACAAGCTAGAGCGGCAGTAGAACCAAACTGCAACCGCTACAAGCCATTGGCGCTAGAAGTTGGCTGGCAGAAAAAAGACTTGCCACGGCTTATGCAAATATGTTTGCGCGAGTCCAAAGGCTTTGCCCGGGCTTGGAACCAGCGCGACCCATACACCGGCTCATACGGCATCATGCAGATAAACGGTAGCAACAAACGGTTTCTTGTGGAGTCTGGAATAGTCCGCAAACACATGACCGAATTATGGTCACCCCGCAAAAACCTTAAAGCGTCTTTAGCATTATTTAAGCGTCATGGGTGGGCACCATGGAAAGGCAACAGCTCAAAAAATAATTTGCGATAAGACTTGCATTTGTTCTTACGTCGTGTAAGATAAAGATATGACGACAACTAAATATGACACCAAGTTTCCTATTTTTGAGACAGAGCCATGCGTTTATTGCGATGAAATGTTTAGGCCTGAGGACGGTTGGACAAATGCTTATGGTTCATTTTGCTGTGACGAATGTTCATATATTGATAGGAAACTGAAGTGAATGGCCGCCGGCGCATTAGTAAATGCGGTAGTGATACAGGCTACGTTTATCATGTAAGAAACAAAGAAACGCCTTGCGCAATGTGCAAACAAGCTCACAACGAATACCAACGCAACTACAACAAACAACGAAAAGGACAATAAAAAATGGTAACCCCGACTAACCAACTGGACCAAGCACTAGCCAACTTATGGGCGAACACTCGACCCAAGGCAACCGACGTGCTTATCCGCAATTTGCGCGCACACGCCTACAGCTACGCAATGGACGATGCAGCATTATGCGAAGACTTACGCCAAGCCATTGGCCGGCTAGAACACCCAAGCAACCTTGAGCCTAAAAAGCAAAGCATCATTGACCGTCTAGACGACATTGTGCAAGAACTACACGACCTAGGCCATACGCAACTTGGTGGCGAAACCGACCAACTACTTATTGCTATAGACAACGCATTGCGCGGTGCAAAATGAGAACGGCTTTAGGAGTTTTTGCGTTTGTTGGTGTCATGACAGTTTTTGGCTTGGTCACATTGTGGGCCGCCGACTGGATACAAAACTATGACGAAAACGGCAGGTACGAGTAATGGCTTTTGACCTTTCCGAGTACGTAGACGTCAAGACACGTCTCAAGCAAGCGCTAAAGGTTTTCCCGCAGCTGCGCATCGTCGAGCACCGCCCAGAAATAACCCAAGTTGGCGACCAGCTCTTTATTGAGTGTTCGGTAACGGTAAGTCGTGACCCCGACGACCCGATACCCGTAACCGCTTACATGTTTGAGCCATACCCGGGCCGCACGACGTTTACCAAACTGTCGGAGCAAGCCAACGGCGCCACAAGTGCGCTCGGGCGCGCATTGGGCTACATGGGTTTTGGCATAGACAAGTCAATCGCTAGCAGTAACGAGGTTTTAGGACGTCAGCAAGGCGCAGACGACGACCGCCGGCAAGTAGTAAGCATCGCGCGACCAACCCCCGTGCTTGACAGCCCACGCGAAACGCCAACCTCGGTTATGGGGCCACGGTCTAAACAAATAGGCGAGGCTCGACTATCGGCCCGGGAACAAACCGAGGCAAGCAAACCAAGCAACGGCGGTGGCGCGACGCCAAATCAAATTAAAATGCTTACCCAAATGTGCGCGGAACGTGGGCTAGATTTTGACCCCGAAACACCCATGACGTACTCAGAGGCAAAAGACATGTTCTTAAACATTAAACCGATACCCAAGGTCAAATAATGAACGCCGACGACATGCCACCAGAGCAAGCCATTTGGGCATATTCGAGCATGCTGCACGACTCACGCCAAGAGCGCGACAGCCTACGGCGCGAACTAAACATTGTCATACAACAACTGCTCGACTGCCAAGACGACTACAAGCGCCTAGCCCGAGACTTTGAGCGCATAGCAAACGCCGTGTTCTGCCCAGACTGCAAAATGGTCAACGATGCCAAATAGTTACGCCGGCATGACTGAAGCACAATTCTTGAAGCAAGTGTGCGCGGTGGCTAAGTTGCGCGGCTGGTTGATTTACCACGCCAAGCCCGCACAAGTCGGCGAGCGTTGGGCAACCCATTTCCAAGGCGACGCCGGCTTTCCAGACCTCGTCATGGTTTCGCCTACGGGTGGCCTAGTTTTCGCAGAGCTAAAAGTAGGCCGTAACAAACAAAGCGACGCCCAGCTGCGCTGGCAACGCTACCTACTCGAAGCAGAATATGAGTGCTACTGCTGGTACCCAAAAGACTTAGACGCAGTCATAGCGCGACTGAGTGACATATGAGCAAAGTACTGGTAACACTCGACTACGAGGAATTGGAATACTGCGCCATTAGCGGTGCGCGCCGAAACATACGCGCCATGCAAAAAGACCGCAAACCTAGAGACAACACAAAGTACAGCGCGCAGAACTGGTGGCAGTCCAACATTACTGGCGTTATCGGTGAGTATGCCGTAGCCAAATCATTGGGTGAGCATTGGCAAGACTTAGAGGCAGACCGCGGCGGTTTTGACGTGCTAAGTTACCAAGTGCGCTCGACAGAGAACACCAGCCCCAAACTCGCAGCGCGCCCGGGCGACGACCTGAACCACATTTACATTTTGGCGCAGGTTTATAAATGCCGAGTGCTAATCCACGGTTGGGCTACTGGTTACGACATTAAACAATTAGGCGCGCAAGAGCATGGCACAATACGCCTGCACCATGACATGCTTAACGACATGTCGTTATTGTTACACCCAACTATTTATACGTCACAAGTCCAAGAATGGGAAAGGCCTGATTACCAATGAGCCGTTTAACTGAAGCCGACCGTTTAGAGCTGCGCGCATTGTTTAGCCGCCTTGCCGACGTCCAAGCCGACCTAATCATCGAGGAACTAGAGCACCAGCCCCATCAAGGCAACGCCTTAAAGCAAGACATGTGGGGTTTAGAAGCGCGTCTAGCAGACATACACGCCGACGCCACCCCATAACCATGAACGTACAACTAAATAATGCTGGTACCCGGTGCGTCTCGCTGGGCTAAGTCGGGGAATTGAGAAGCCCAGCCAGCACTCATGGCCGCGTATGGGTTTGCACTATGCCGGCATAACACACGGGAACGTGGGTAGAGCGTCATGCCTTAGAGCTGACGTGCAGCGTCCAAACGTCACAAATGCGAATGGTGACCGTCCACAAGTATTAAACAGCCGGCGACCAGAGAGACATACTCAAACCGCGGGGGGACGTACTGCACAAGACTTGACAACAGACCAGACAACAAGCCACGCAGTGGCGCGTTAGCCAAGCGATAGCGCGGGAGAAACCAACATGACAACAACACACAACGGCAAGCAACGAGCCACCAGCGAGTTCAAGCGCAACAGAGCCAAGCTCTTAGCCGATGAACCCGTGTGCCACTGGTGCGGAATAGCGCGAGCAACTGAAGCCGACCACCTACTCGAAAGCGACGCCGGCGGAACCAACGACATAACCAACCTTGTGCCGGCTTGTAAGCCATGCAATGCGCGGCGCGGGCAGGCCTACCGGGTACGCAAAGAGCGCGAGCAAAACGGCGTGCTAGAACTCAACACGCAAAAAACCACGCACAGTGACGAAAGTTTTTTTGCTGGAAGCGAACGGAAGCCCCCGCAAGTCCTAAATCCTCTATTTTTGGCGGTTTCGCCCGAACTGGCACCAACTGGCCACGCTCAGCCCCGACTAGAAACCATCACTAAAAGTGGTGGACTATCGCACGCTGCGGTAATTGGGGATTTCTCAGAGAAGGTGTTAGGCGTCACTTTGCAGCCTTGGCAGCTTCGAGTACTTGCCGGGCAAACCGAAATGAAACCCAACGGCGACTTTGTTAACCGTGTTTCGCTGGTGAGCGTTGCGCGACAGAATGGCAAGACCACAGCCATGGCCGCACTTATCGGCTGGTGGCTCTGCACCCAAGGCGGCAACCGTGGCAAACCCCAAACGGTCATAACTTGCAGTCACCAACTCGACTTATCCACCGCGCTATTTAAGTACCTTGCACCCATTCTTGGTGCCAAGTTCAATGCCAAAATATCTTGGTCATACGGCCGCATGAACTTAGAGATGCCAGACGGCAGCACATGGTTAGTTAGAGCTGCGACACCTCAAGCCGGCCACGGTTACAGCGCCGACCTCATTTGTGTAGACGAAGTCTGGTCAGTTTCCGAAGCCGCTATTGACGAAGGCTTGCTACCGTCCCAACGCGCAAGAAAAAACCCGCTTATGTCTATGTGGTCAACTGCCGGCACACCCGAAAGTAAAGCCATGTTGCGTTGGCGCGAACAAGGCATACGCGCTATTGACGCTGGCGACCACGGCCCGTTGTATTTCGCTGAGTTCAGCCCCCCGAGCAACATAGACCCGATGAGTCCTAGTGCTTGGATTTACAGTAACCCCGCTCTTGGTTACACGCTCGACATGTCAGTAATTGAGGCCGAAGCCAAGGCACCAAACCGCAACGCGTTTCTACGTGGTTCGGTCAATACGTGGACTAGCAGTCATTCGGGCTGGTTAGAAAACGGCCTTTGGGAAGCCTGCCTATTTACTGGCGAAGTCCCAGCCGGCGGGGTACTTGCTATTGAGCAGTCCATTGACGAGGCACGGTATGTTGGCGTGCGCGCTGTGCGCGTAGAAAACAAAACCGTAATTACTACCGCTTTTGACGTAGACAACATGGCCGAAATGTGGGCGTGTGTCGAGCGCGAAGTAGAACGCGCCCCGCAGCTGCGCATCGCAATAACCCCAGTATTAGAGACCCATTGCCCGCCTAAGCATGAACGCCGCCGCACCATTGTTGGCTACCGCGAGCTACTGAAATGGACTCTTGCCGTCCGGTCACTAATTGTAGAAAACCGCATAGGTCAAACTGGCGAAAAACTATTAGCCGAACACGTCGAGCGCGCCGTCATGATTAAACACCAAGGCAGTGTGGCTCTCAGCTCTACCCGTAGCCCGGGGCCTATTGAGTTAGCCCGGTGCATGGTATGGGCCGCCGCTTTAGAGTCCCGCCCAAGTTCTGCCGGCAAACCTTTACTTGTTATCAGCAGGTAGTACACTCGCTGGTGGACAGCCTCGCATTTCGTCGGGATTTGCGAGGTTATCCACAACTCGCGCACAAAAGAATGGCACAATAAACCCATGGCTTTATTTGGACGTAACAAAGTTGCCGCAGTAGGCACCTCACAAGACCCAGAGATAAAAGCCGCCGTGGGCTATGGCACTGGCGGTAATGCTGGCGCGTCCCAAATAAACAATTTCTATGCGTACACCAATGGCGAAATGCGCCAAATTGCTATGCGCGTACCGACCATTAGCCGCGCTCGTGACCTTATGGCCAGCGTTATTGGTTGTCTAAAACTCGAGATGTATCGCGACATTTGGAACGGCAACGAGATGGAACCAGTCTCACTAGCCCCCCGCGCATGGCTCGCTCGTATAGACCCAAACGTCACAAACAACTTTATTCTGTCGTGGACATTTGACGACCTTTTCTTCTACGGCCGCGCATTTTGGTACATCAAAAGCCGTACCGCCGACGGTTACCCCAGTTCCTATGAGCGTTTACCGGCCGCCATGGTCACTACTCAAGACCAAGCCGGCCCCGTATGGTTTGGGCCGTCTAACCAAGTTTACTTTTCGGGTTTGCCTATTGAGTCGGAAAACCTTATTCAGTTTCTTAGCCCGGTACAAGGTTTGCTTTACACGTCAAGCGAAGCCATTACAACGGCGCTACGACTAGAGGCCAGCGCACGACGTAATGCGGAAAGCGCGATACCTGCTGGCGTATTGCGCCAAGTTGGTGGCGAACCTTTAAGCGGCCAAGAGCTAGCCGACATGGCAGCAGCATTTAACGCTGCGCGCATGACAAACCAAACCGCAGCATTAAACGAATACTTGACATACGAGGCCACGACAGCCACCCCAGACAAAATGCTTCTTGTTGAGTCCCGCGACTTCCAAGCCCGCGAACTCTGCCGCGCCGCCAATATCCCCAACTACCTTGCCGGCATTGACCAAGGCAGTTACCAATACACCACATCGGCAGGCGCTCGCGCCGACCTTTACCTATTTGGTGCCAAGGCCTTTATTGACTGCATTTCAGAAACCTTGTCAAGCGACAACGTACTGCCTCACGGCACTTACGTTAAGTTTGACGTAGAAGAATACCTAAGCGAGTCCTACCTAGGCGACTCAGAAGTAGAAACAGAAACAACAATAGAAACCCCGAGGTATGCAAATGATTAGGTTTACGCCCAGCTCTTTTACTGTCGAGGCCGCAAAAGGCGCTACGCCTAAGCGCACAATTTACGGTTTAGCCGCCCCATATAACGTGGCCGCACGTACCAGTACGGGCCAAGAGGTGCTTTTTATGCCGGGCAGTTTGCCAGTTGACGGCCCCGCGCCAAAACTCATGCAGTACCACGACTCGACAAAGCCCATTGGCATTGTGACCGAGCGCGTAGAAACACCCGAAGGCGTAATGTTCGCCGCGCGTATCTCAGCCACTAACGCAGGCGACGAGGCTTTAACACTTGCCCAAGACGGCGTGCTTGACTCGGTGAGCGTTGGCGCAACCCCGACAGAGTGGACAATGGTAGACGGCGTTATGCACGTCACCGCTAGTGTTTGGTCAGAGTTAAGCATGGTTTCCGAAGGCGCGTTTGCCAATGCGAAAATCCACCAAATTGCTGCACAGTCTGATATAACATCAGTAGAGACGGAACCCGACACCGACGAGAACGAAACCCAAGAAGAAACTACAGAAACCCCAGAGGAGTCACCCGTCATGGAAAACCAAGCACCAGTAGTAGAGGCATCAACACCTACAGCGCCTTTGTGGGCAACTGCTAAACCACAATTTAAGTTGCCATCACCTAGCGAATACATTGCAGCAATGGCAGCAGGTAGCACCGCGTTTGCTGAAATGAACGCACGCATCAAAGCAGCTGCGCCAGACATCACCACTGCCGATACACCGGGTATCTTGCCCGAGGTCATTACCGGCAGCGTGTACGACTCGCTTAACCCCATTCGCCCGTTTGTCACCGCTATTGGTACAAAAGCAATGCCAACCGCTGGCGCAACATTCCGCCGTCCAAAAATTACGGTACGTCCAGTAGTAACACAACAGCCAACTGGTCAACTCAACACGCTGGACCCATCAACCGTAACCGTTGCCAACAACGACGTAAGCAAACTTACTTTTGGAACTTACGTAACCGTTTCGGAACAAGACCTTGACTGGTCAGACCCCGCTTCAATTAACATTATTCTTGAGCAGTTGGCTATCGCTTACGGTCAAGCAACCGACAACTACGCAGTAGACACTTGCCACGCAGCAATCACACAGACCAGCAGCGTTGCAGATACAGCAGTCGGCGCCGATTGGGTAATTGCAATTTATGAAGGCGCCCGCCAAATCTCGGCATCGTCTAACTACTTGCCAACCCACATGGTTGTAACGCCTGCCAGTTGGGCGGCTCTTTCAAGCGCTGTAGACGACTCAGGCCGTCCGCTTTTCCCATACGCTGGTGCAGCAAACTTGAGCGGCCAAAACGCCGCAGGTACAGCCGCAGCAAATACTTGGAACGGCAACCCGCTTGGCCTCGTTTTGGTAGTTGACAAGAACGCGCCTGGTTCATTCATGGGACACGCAGCAGGCCCAGCCGCAGGCTTCGAGTTTTACGAGCAGATGAAAGGCGCCATTTCGGTAGACGTGCCAAGCACGCTCGGCCGCACTATCGCTTTCCGTGGTTACGCCGCCAGTTTCATGGCAGACGCAACCAAGTTTGTTAAGTTCGTCTAACCCGAAAGGCGGTTATCCGCCATGGCGGTTTACACAATCACGCACAAGCAAATCGTTGACAATTACGGCGTTTTGCAACTGCTCACTAACGCGCTGGTACAGCCCGGCGACAGCATCACAGTCGCGGCCGTTGACGCAACATTCAACGGTACGCGCACTGTCTATGCTTGCCCGCAGTTCTATTACTTAGGCGTAGACGAATACGGCGACCTGCTTTATAACTACGACTTGCCGATACAAAACCAAGTCTTGTTCGCATTAACGGCGGCAGACGTCGAGCGCGGCCCAGCCACCGGCACGCTAACTTTTGCGCCTACCTGCCAATGGATTACAGCAACGCAAATTGAGGACTGGCTCGGAATAGGCACCGCGACGGCCGCCGACACCACATTCTTGACACAATGCGCGGCAGCTGCAAACGCGTTTTGTTTCCGTCGTAGGCAAGAAGCTGGTTACATTGACGCATTGGCAACTAGCCCAAGCGGTGACGTAACGCTCGGGGTTATTCAGTATGGCGGAATGCTCTATCGCCAACGGGGAAGTATTGACTCGTTTGCTAGTTTTGGAGACGGTGGCGCGGTAACCGTTACGGGCCTCTCAGGCGTCATTAAACAACTGCTCGGCATTGACAGACCGCAAGTGGCCTAGCGCATGCCAGTGACCTTTACAGACCTCTTTAACGAGGCTCTAGACGACCTAGTTAGCACGCTTAGCGCTGTTAGCGGTCTACAAGTGGTCAACGACCCGCGCAACCTCGTGCCGCCATGCGTATTTATTGACGCACCAACATTCGAGGCGTTTAACTTCAACATTGTAAAAATGTTGTTTCCCGTGCGCTGCATCACTCTTGGCCCAAACAACCTAGACGCGCAACGGTCACTTATGAACCTTGCCGCCAAGGTCATTGGCGCTAAAGTTGGTGTGCAGGACGGCCGCCCAACCATCGCCATTATTGGTGGTGCTGAGTATCCGGCCTACGACTTGACCATAGCCATGCAGGCCCAAACCGGTTAGGAAAATATGTACATTGTAAACAGTCCCAGAGTCGGCATCGTCGGCGAACCTTTTAACCCAGACGGCCACGACGTCGCCTACCTTTTGGCTGGCGGTTTCATTGTCGAGAAATCACACACTAAGCCCGCAAAATCTGCTAAAACAGAAGCAGAAGAAACACCCGAGGAGTAAACCCCATGGCAACTAGTACCTATCTCTCAAACCCAAACGTGCTTTTTGGCGCTGTTGACTTGTCAGACCAGTGCACAAGCGTGCAACTTAACCAAACCATTGAGGCTTTAGAGTCCACCGCATTTGGTGGCGCTGCTCGCGTTTACACCGCTGGCCTTCAGGCAAACGAACTTACGTTAACAATGTATGCGAGCTACGCAGCGAGCGAGTCGTACGCAACTTTAAGCACTCTTGTTGGTACACAAATTGCAACTATCATTGTTTCGCCAGCTGCACCAGTTTCACCCGGTACGTACTCGGCCACAAACCCCGGCTTTACTATCTCGGGCGGATATCTTGAAACGCTGCCAGTTATGAATGCCTCGATGGGCGAACTTGGCACCATGGACATCGTTATTCGTGGCGGCACTTACACCGTAGACGTATCCTAAAAACAAACAACCTGAAAGGTAGCCCGACATGCAACTACGGCTAAAAGTACAACGACAAAACGAAGACGCCTACGAGGTAACCACTAACCTTGCCGTCATTGTCGCATGGGAAAGGCGCTTTAAGCGTCGCGCAAGTGACCTAGGCTCGGGCGTTGGCATGGAAGACTTAGCCTTTATGGCTTATGAGGCCAGCCAACGCTCTGGCGTTATTGTACCCGCCACGCTTGACGCGTTTATAAACAGTATTGAGAACCTAGAAGTAGTAGACAGCGAGCCGGCAACTTTTACCGTGCCGGAACTATCCGGCGACAGTTAGCAGAGCTTTTATTACACACGGGCTGGTGGCCCCCAAGTGTAGACTTTGAGTTACCAGACTTAGCCACCGTTATAGATGTACTCGAAAGGCAGCGTAAACAAAATGCCCGCTAGCGCGTCTTACAAGGTTTACGGTATTCAAGAGGCGTTGGCTGAGATAAACAAAGTTGACCGCGTTTTACGCCGGCAGATTACTAAAGACATTCAGTCCGGCGCTGGCACCAAACTTGTGACCGCGGCCCGCTCGTTTATCCCGACCGCTAGCCCGCTATCGCGCATGGTAAATGGCAACATGATTAAAGGCCGCGACGGCACGGGTTGGTCACGCACCCGTGTTCTCGCTGGCATACGCACCGTGGTAGGCAAACGTGGCCAGCGTGCCCGCACTGTGAGGTTCTCTAACGGCCGTACAGCCGATTTTAAGGCGACGCAATACCAGTTGCTTGTACTACAGCAACGCGACGTTGCCGGCGCTATCTGGGACCATGCAGGCATCAGAGGCGGTGGCCAGTTTGTTACTAACCTTTTGGCTGAAGGCGAGCACGTCGGCCCCGCAGCTGCACCACGCGCACTACAACCAGCCGCCGAAAGTGTGCTACCCGCCGTCGAGGACGAGGTAGACAAGATAGTGCAACGGGTTATGACTATTGTTAACCGTAACCTCGTACAAACTAGGACGCGCTAACCATGGCTATTAACATTCCAATAATTTCAAGCCTAAACACTAAAGGTTTTGACGCAGCCAAAAAAGAGTTTGCCAGCCTGCAAGGTTTCGGCGCTAAGTCTGGTTTCCTGCTACAAAAAGCAATGCTTCCCGCTGCCGGCGCGGTCAGCGCATTGGCTGGCGGTTTGCTACTTGCCTCTAAAGCCGCTATTGCCGATGAGCAGTCACAGAAACTTTTAGAAACACAGCTGCGCGCAACACTCGGGCCAAACCAAGCGTTAGCCGAAAGCATGGCCGACTTTGTAGACCAGACACAACTAGCAACAGGCGTTGCCGACGATGAGCTACGGCCCGCACTTGCCAGCTTAGTGCGGTTTACCGGGGACGCCACCAAGGCTCAAGAGTTGTTAACGCTCAGTATTGACGCGTCAAAAGCGACCGGTAAAGATTTGGCCGCCGTCAGCACGGCTATTGGGCGTGCGTATGACGGAAACTTTACAAGTCTAAAAAAGTTGGGTATCCCACTTGACGAAAACATAATTAAAACAAAAGACTTTAAGGCTGCACAAGAAGCGCTTACCACACAGTTTGGTGGCGCGGCTGCCGCTAACGCCAACACTTACGCAGGCCGTTTGCAGATACTTAAAATACGTTTTGACGAAATGGTAGAAGGCATCGGTTACCGCGTGCTACCAGCGCTCGGCCAACTACTTGACTACGTAGACAAGCTCATAAAAATAATGGACGACCGCGGCCTAGGCGGAGTAATCAGCGAACTTGGCGGGAAACTACGTAGGTTTGTTGACCCGTTTCAAGCACTTGAAGACGCAATACTTCGCAACGTAGACCAGACCGACGGTCTAATAGACAGGTTTAAGCAGACCGGGGTAAACCTTGTAAACCTTGGCAGTGGTTTCCTTAATTTTGGCGGCAAGGTACTCGGCGTAAACCTTAACCTTGGCAAACTCAAAACCGAGCTAGACAAAACTAACGACGGTTTAGCGCTTGCCTACGCCAACACCCGCGCATATTCAGACACCATTTTGCAGCTTGACGCAGACCAGAAACGCGCCAACTACCAAAAGGCCGTCGACATTGAGCAACAACGCCTAGCAAACATTGAAATAAGCAAGAGCACCGCCAGCACTAAAAAGGCTTCAGAGGCCGCTAAACGCGCCGCAGAGGCAACCGCTAAACATGCCGAGGCAGTACGCACACTCAAAGAGTCCTACGACAATGCGGTGCAAACAGTTAAAGACAAGTTTGCCCCCGCACTCATGCGCGCTAATGAGCAACTAACCAAGGCGACCGAGGACTACAACAACTTCTACAAGGCGACTAGCGACGTCGTGCGCGGCATATTTAACGTGGGCGATGCTTGGACTACAGCAGCCGACAGCGAAGGCGCAAAAACATTTTTTGGTGTACTCGACGACCAAGCCAAAAAGGCTGGCGAACTTGCCACCGGCATAGAAAACCTTATCGCTGCTGGGCTAGACGACCCCGAGCTACTCAAGTCAATTCTTGCCAGCGGTGCAGACGTAGGCCTAGAGATTATTAAAGGCTTACTCGCTGGCGGTAAAGCGTCTATAGACCGTCTGCTTGGTATTTCGACAACGATTAACGCAGCTGCCGACCGTATCGCCAAGTTGACTGCCGACAAATGGTACAAGTCGGGCATTGACCAAGCCCAAGCGATAGTAGACGGCGTTAACAGCGTCATTGCTAACATTGAGTTTCTATTACGGTTTGCGCTTGACCCGCAGAGCGTCACCGAAATTGGCCAGCAATTAGACGCAAGCCTTGGCACCGTGTTTGGTGGCGGCGCAGCACCAGCACCAGTTACCAACCCGTTCGGCCCGATACTTGGCAGCATTAACGCCAGCCCAAATATGGACGGCAGCCGCGTAAGCACCAGCAACGTAACTATTAACGTCCAAGGCGGCGACCCGAACGCAGTAGTAAGCGCGCTACGTGCCTACATGCGCACAAACGGCAGCGTGCCTATCCGAGTAAGCAACGCGTACTAATGGCCGTACAAAGTTTTGTTGTTGACATAGAAGGCGCGTCTGGTACGCCGGCTATCACATTAAGCAACGTGCAAAGTATTAACTTTAAGACTGGCCGTGAACGACAGTTAGACCAGTATTCAAGCCTAAGCGGCACCATTGTTGTACGCCAACCGACAGCGCCTAACTCGGTTATCAAGCCCGGTTCAACTGTGAAAGTTACATGGGACGACGGCGGTATCTATCGCAGCCAATTTTCTGCCAGCATTTCTAACGTCCAATTTACTTACGGCATACCGTACGTTGGCTCTACGGGCAACGCCGATTATTTGACTATTAGCCTTGAAGGCTATTTAG